AGAGAAACCATGCTTAGATAAGAGAGATCTTCAAGATCTGGCTCATCTAATATCCAGTAGACAACTCCCCACAGGGGAACTTGCTACGGAGCTTAAATCTTTAAAAAGATTTAAGGAAATCACCACGGAGAGTTACTCTCCTGATGATTCAATTCTGTATGACCTCTATGAGGCAGCCAGAATAATAGGTCGACGGTGCCGCAAAGCGGGACCGGGCCCATTGTCCTCTTCACATATTTCTATGGCCGTATCAGGTTCTTTGAACTATACGGTTATGGAAGGAGGAAGAGCCGGGGAACTATTAGATAGTATAACCCCGATCCTTAAAAGCGTCCCTATAAGGGACGCTGTCATCAATACTCCCTTAGGGAGGTTGATTGAGACTTCCGGTGTTCCCCGTTGGAGAACATGGTGTCGGTTTGAAACCTATGAGGATTATCCTCATTTGGGCTTCGGAGAGCTTCTCCCCGAACGAATCGGAACCGAGAAAGTCTTTCATCAAGGAATGGATTACGCCTTAGGCGACCAAAACTTGACCGCTGCTTATTTTGCTATGCAAGATGAATTGGCGGATGAAGGATCAGAGATCCTTCTTCGTGTCCTTACTATCACCGAACCGGGATGTAAGGCACGTATAGTAACGACAGGGCCATGGTGGTTGTATGCTTTACAGCAGGCACCCGCACATGTCTCTCGTGCGTTCCTAAAATCACACCCTTCTGCTACAGCAGGGATGATGAAAACAGATCAGGCTTGGCAATACCTTTACCTGATCTGTAACGCAAGGTCCTCCTTTAAGGACGACTTTGCGGTCTTATCGTCAGACCTCAAAGAGGCTACCGACGCGATCCCTAGAGAAGTTGCAGTGCACCTTCTCCAGGGCTTCACGGACGGTATCGGCTATGTTAGCCCGCTGATGGATATCGCAATCGATCTCTTAAAGAGGAATCGATTGTGCCTACTCGTAAAAACCGATGAATCTTTCATCGCTACGAGAGGAGTCTTTATGGGTGAACCACTCGCAAAGACTATCCTCACATTACTTAATCTAAGTTGTGAGGAAGTCGCAATTAGAAGATACTTCAATTACGACTTTTCTACCGCAGTACAAATCCAGTGGAGATGTTATGCCGTAGCAGGTGACGACCACATAGCGGTCGGACCTGAGGAGTATCTTAATTTAATTACAGATACCCATATCCGTTCGGGATCACAGATCTCAGCAGATAAGCATGGAATCAGCCGCATAGCGGTTAGGTTCTGTGAAAAGATCCTTGATGTTAGAAACTTCAAAAATCTTGAGTGGAACCCTCGTAACATAAATTATGAAACGAAATTCTACTTGAACTCACCTTTCATCGATTCGATCAAGGTGCGTTTACTGTCACCTTGTTCTAAGAACAATGACAGTTTTAACGATCGCAATACGGCAGTGGGCAAAGCCCAGAGCCTCGGCAATACCGTGCGATGGTTAAACAAAGACTTCTTCCACTTTAAGTGGAGAAGATTTGTTAGGGACCGCTTCTTTCAAAGAATGGGCGCCCTATTGCCAGATAGCTCCAGTGGAGTCTATTGGCATCTCCTGCTCCCGAACAATGTTGGGGGGCTAGGACTTTGGATGGACGAAGATCTAGAAGATCTTCCATCTAAATTGCCTGATCCGACTAAAAGACTGATCAGACAAATGGTTGAAGGGTCTGTGACCGAAGAAACCATTGAGATGTTTAAAGAGTTGAACTCTAATGCATCTTATCGCGGTTACAAAATGCTATCAGCAGAAGTAAAGGCGATGAAGGACGTAGTCCTTATAGATATTATCCAAGGACCAGAGAGGTCCAATTGGAAAGATCTAATCCAAACACTAGGTCCAGAGGACCTTTCTGCACGGATGCAGGCCGAGATGCTTAGAAAGCAATCTTGGCTTACGCGTAAGGAGATCGAAGATCAAGTTATGCG